AAATGATCCGGTCAACGCATCAACGCCAGCCTTGGCCACCCCTGTTGCGTTCTCTTGGTTTTGGATCAGTTGCGTTAATCGCGGAATATCGCTCAACAGCTGCTGAATGATCGTGCCCGATTCTGTGCCCACCAACCTGAGCAGATCTTCTTTGTTGGTGACCTTCGCCAGCTTTTTCAACGTGCCCTCTAGCCCATCCGTGGCAATTGTTGCCGCGTTGATATTGACCCCGTACTTCGCCAGGATCTTGGCTCCATCGGCTGTAGGCGCCGCAAGCTTGGTCAATGCACCCCTGAGGCCCGTGGCCGCCACCTCAGCTTGAGAGCCCTGCACAGTGGACAGCGCCAGGGCGGCATTGACTTCAGCCAAGCTCACCTTCAGGGCAGCTGCCACCGGAGCAACCTTGCCGATGTTGGCGGCGTATTGCCCGATGACAATCTTGCCGTCGTTCTGGGTCTGAACCAACTGGTCTGTCACCTTGGCCGCCTGGCTGGCATCCATGCCATAGGCATTCAGAACAGTGGTGAGGCCATCCACTGCAGTGGTGGTATCAGTGAAGCCAGCGCGGGCCAGAGTGATGGATGCCGCCAGCACTTTCTGCACATTGGCTGCCCCGCTGATGCCTGCAGACAGCAGCTGATAGGACGCCTCAGTTGCTTCAATTTTGTTGGTCAGTCCATCTGATTCTTTGACTGTTTGCCTGATCGCCGCCTGGACTTCGCCGAAGCCATCCTTAGCTAGCGACCGGACAGCGCCCTCAGCACCAGACAAGGCCTTACCTACCTGCGTTGCCTGACCCACAATCCGCTGGGCAGCAAAGCCCACACCAATACTGCCAATGGCCGTTGCCAGCTGCTGAGCAGCCGCACTCGCTGATCTCGTCTCCTTGGTGAATTGTGCAATCTGCCGATTGACGATCTTGTATTTAGCGCTGTTCTTGTCCAGGCCATTGGCCATGTCCTGGAGCTTTTTGATGTACTTCGCTTGAGCGTTAGAGGTATTGGCAATCGTTTTTGCTTCGTCCTCCAGCTCCTTCTCAAACTTGTTCAAGCTGGCGGTGACTTCGTCAACTTCCCGGTCCAGCTTCAAAAAATCTTTCGTCAGCTGCTTCAGGCCCCGAAGGGCCTTCTGCACCTCTAGTCCAAGACTGACGGAATATTCGGCCATGGGACAAGGTTACCGACGCCTTTGGTTTTGCTTTCGGGCTTTCTCCATTGCTCGTTCCTCCTCCTCTGCGCGGTATTGGTAAAAGGCCTGCCAGAGGTAGACCTCTTCCAGCGTCATGGTTTGGCGGAGTTCCGTCAGGGTCTTCCCCAGCTTCTCCGCAATGACCATTTCAAGAACGATCTGCGGGTCTTCCTTCAGCTGCGGGATGAGAGCTTTGGGCTGAAGTCAGGAACCTCGCCGTCTTCATCCGGCTCCATCAAAGTGTCGCGGAAGACTTCACGGATCAACTCACCCAACAGGTTTTCAGGAAAGTTGTTCTTCAGTTCAGGAATGTCGGCCATGGTGAACAGGGCTGTGCCGTTTTCATCCTTGGCCTTCATGCAAAGAACATGCAGCGCCACGGTCAGGACGTTCTCTCCTTCCTTACCGGCGCGAGCCGTTGCACGATCACGCTCTGCCAGCGTTACAGGCGTCATAAACCACTCAAAGACATCACCGTTAGGCAGATCCACAGAGCGGCGTTGAGGGGCCATAGACACCCCTTTGCTGAGCTTGGCTAATCCTTCAGGCATTGATCTTGCGCTTATCCTTCCAATCCTAACTAACGCTTGGCAAAGAAAAAGCCCGGATTGCTCCGGGCCGCCCTGCATCTCTAGCTAACCATCAAAGGTCGTCATAGAACAGGTGGGTTGGCGGACCAGTTAGGTCAAAGCTGATTTCAGCTGTTAAGACTTCCGTGGTGTTTGCCGTCACGCTGAAACCGGTGAGGGTTACAGGTGCCTCGATATACATCGAGTTGGTGTCATCTGGACCCGTATCCGTAGACGCGTAGTTCAGATACAGCTTGATCGTCACGCCGGACTGATCTTCCAAAATGGTGTTGTAGATCAGGCGGTTTGAGATCGCCGCTTGGTCAGGCGTAAACAGCACGCTCATTGAACCGCTACCACTGGCGGGGCCAGCAATAGATGTTGAGAAGTTGGCGTACTTGGATGCGCTTGCAGTCAGCGAGCACGGGATGGTGGTTGTATCAATGGAATCTCTGGAAAAGTCCATTGACCAATCGGTCACCAAGCAAACCACAAGGTCATCGGCAAAGCCGACATTAATGTGGCTGTCTGGGGTGTCTGCCGTTCCCGTTCCACCATTGGCCTGCGTCAAGCTGATGGCAGCGCCACCCTCTGTTGCAGCAACCTGAATGGTGGTTGTGGTTTTAGCAACGACGTAATACGTCGTGCCTGCCGTCAAGGCGGTGTTAAGAACGGCATTGTTCTCAACCGTAAAAGCGATTGGATCGCCAATACGGAAATCGTGATCCGCCGGAACGGTGATGTTGTCGCCGTCCGGAAAGTCGGTGAAGTCAAGCAAGCAGTGGGAAGTTCCCGCTGGCTTGAACATGACGCGCCCACTGGATCCCGTGAGCGCACTCTGGGAGCACTGGACCGGCACTTAAGCCTCTCTAGTTGGTTTACAGGAGAAGCGGTGAATCAGCGCTAGCTAGAGCAAGGGCTAGTTCGATTCAAATGCTTCTAGGGCGCCGCCCGTTGCAAACATTTTGCGCAATCGTCAAGAGCAAAGCGGAACTGGCTGATCCCAAGCCTGCAATTCGCAGGTGGTCGTCATTGTGAAAAACGATGTTTCCACTTCAGTTCCACCACTTCGTGGTCCATTTGGGAACCGCAGTAGATAGCAAGGCCGGTCATTGTCAGTTGGTGCTGGTAACTGATCCCACGCATTCATAAACCGCCGGACCACATTGCTGGCGTTTAGGGCTGTGCTGCTGCCTGCATTCTTTGGGGTGTAAATGAAAATGCTCATCACACCCTCAACAAAGGACGCAGAACCAGCGCTGCTGCATGGAATCGCTTGGCGGCTACTGCTTTGCCCCCAGCTGGCCACAACGCGGACAGCGCCGGTCTCCGGTATCTCTCTGACAACGTTCTGATACAGCAAGGGGTAAGCCGGGCCAATTTCTTCCCAGCTGGTGGCATCAAAGGCATCTGCTGCATCCACGGCCTGGCACGCGAAATAAACCGTGCCGCTGTCCTGCACAAAGGAGTATTGGTCGTAAGCAGTGGCCGCCTCCCACGCCGCAGGGTCAAAGATCTGGCCCCATAGCAGCTCGTAGTCCTGGCGGATGGCGTTTGGATCGAAGCTCATTTCACCCCGTTGTCCCTAAGGGCTTCGTCCAAGTAGGCACCTCGCTCCCACCTATCAGCAATGACGTTGAACCAATCCTCCGGCACCTTCTTGCTGTAGCCAGACAGTGCCAAGCGAGTGGCGTATGGGAGTGAGTTGTAGATCACTTGATTTTGCTTGGGGTTCACCTCTCCGGGCTGCAGGTTGGGCGGTGCCGGGATTGTTTGACCCTCGCTTGGTTCAGGCGCCACGGCATTGCCCGCCTGCGTTGAGCCATTGACGTGGAACCAGCTGGCCCTGAAGCGGCCGGAGTCCACAGGAGACCCGTTCTTGAGATCGGCGTCAAGCTGCGCGGTGGCCTCCTGGATGGATTGCTCCATGGCCTCTTTAATGGCCTCGGTCAGCTTACGAACGTTTGTTTTTTTGACTGGCATTAGGGAGGCCCCAGGAAGTTTGGTTTGGTGCCCCGGTCCTCGCACTTAAGGATCAGCAGCGCCACGGACGCATAGCCGAACGCTTGGCCCGGCACATAAAGCTTGGTGATCACCGCAGCCTCCTGGCCGGTGTTGTCATCCCCCTCCATCGTCAAGCTCTCGGGGTAAACGTTGGTCCTGATCTCCCGGTGGGTGCAAGTGCACTCCCCTGTCTCGGGGTCGTACTTATCAGGCGTGTTCAGCTTGAAAACGGCCGGGGTGCCAAACAGATCCAGAAGCAGGGTGGGCAACGGCATGATCGGGCCATTGAGGATCCCGGCCCCGGTATCAACTCGCTCGTTGCTTAAAACCACCAGCTTGCGGCCTTGGAACTCAACGGTGTCCACCGTGCCGCCGTCAATCATCAATGGTCCTGGCGTGGCTGCCATCACCAGCCCCCTGCGCCTGGATAACGGGGGTAGACCTTGCCATTACGCAAAGTCATCGTCCCTGGCACTTGCCAAGGCAAACGGGCCTTGGATCTAGCCACTGATCCTCTGCTGACACCGCCCTGACCAATGCCCATGGCACCGCCACCACCAATCCACTTGGACAGCAAACCCTGGAGGAATGGAGAAAGCGCATCCCATCCCCAGATGTTTGACGACTTGAATTCAGCGTCAGCCTTCATCTTCACGTTGATGGGGCCAACCGTCACTTCCTGAAACGGCTCTAAACCATCAACACCGCCGCCACCTCCACCGGAACCTCCGCCTGCATTGCCACCAGTGCCACCACCGCCACCAATGGATCCGAGACTTCCGGTGTAGGCCTGTTCGGCGGCCAGATAGGCAGTTGCCATCTGGATGTCCAGTGGGATGTCACTACAGCCAGCCATCTCACAAGTGCAGTCCTGCACGCTGCGGGGCCACTCCAATGCCTGCTCACAACTACAGCGTTCGCCTTTCCAATTCAGAGGCTCAAGGATTCGTGTTGCCAGGTTCAGGCTTTGCTCGCGTTGCTGATCTGTGAACTCGCCCTCGTCCAACCATTTCACGATCCCGTCTGATTGCGGAAGCGTGGCCAGGATTTCCTTAGCGACGTCAACGCAGACATAAGAGGTTGAATCCTCCCTGCCGACAGCGCACCTGAAAGCAATGACTTCAGTTGTTGCTACATCAGTCATTCCTTTGCCCTCTTCTGCACTGGCTTACGGCGTTGCCGAGGCGGACGACGTGATGCAGCCGCTGCCTTAGGCATATTTTTTTGAGGCGGCTGTTCGTATTCCGGCGGGTCAAATTCAGGCTTAGTCGGCATGACGGGTTGTTCGTCCTTTTTGCCTTCCCACCGCTTCGCGTAGTCATTATTAAACGCGAAGAGGCCCATCGTGCTAGCTAGCAATGCTCTGATTTTAAGGCCCCCCATAAAATGGGCTCGGAACTCCATCGCTAGCTATGGCAG